AAAGATATGTTCCGTATGGTGCATTCCAAGACGATACAGATCAGACTATTGCAAGCACGACAACTGCTTATCCAATGACGTATAACACTTTAGATTATGCGTTAGGCGTGTCTGTAGTTAGCGGGTCAAGGGTAACGGTAGCTTATTCTGGCTTATGGAATATTCAATTTAGCTCACAGTTTTCAAATACAGACTCTCAAATTCAGGACGTTAGTATCTGGTTTAGACAGAACGGCGTAAACGTGCCTAAGTCAAATAGCGAATTTAGTATTAGTAACAGACATGGATCTACCGATGGCGGCTTAATTGCAGCGCTTAATTTCTTTTTGCCAATGGCTAAAAATGATTACGTTGAGATTATGTGGCGTGCAAGCAATACATCAGTATCAATGCAGAATATTCCTGCTCAAACAAGCCCTACAAGGCCAGCAACGCCATCTGTGATTTTTACGATACAACACGTTTCCTCTAATGGATACACAACAAACACATTTGAAGACCCATATATCAGCTCAACGTCACAAGGTAGCGCTGTTATTTCACACGCAGCAAATGTAGTTGCAGGGAGAACCTACGATTATGTTATTGTTGGCTAATGGAAACTAAATACATTACTCCGCAAGAGCTAAGGTCGTGGTGGCCTTCCGTTAGACCAGGACTAGAGAATGTTAAGAGGAAAAGCCCTGAAGATTGGATTGTTGAAGATGTATATGTAGATTGCTATAACGGTAGATCGATGCTTTGGGCTTTGATTGATGAGAGCAGAGTTATAGGGTATTGGGTATTGCAGCCTGACGGTAATAAATTGCACGTTTGGGCTGGTTGGTCGTTAGAAAATAGACATGATAACCTTGAAAATGGATTAAAATACATAAAAGAGGTAGCACGTCAAGGTGGTGCAAAATATATAACATTTTCCAGCCATCGAAAAGGCTGGATTAAGAGGGCTAAGAGTCTTGGATTTAGCCCTAGACTATGGATAAGTGAGGTTTAATTATGGGTGGCCCATCGCAACAAAGTTTTACTCCGACTGAGACAAAACTCGATCCTACGCTGCGCCCTTATGTAGATACAGCGCTTAGTGAGGCTGAAAGATTGCGTAAAGAAGGTGGCCCCGCTTACTATAGTGGGGATACTTACGTTAGTCAAAGTGATCCTACAAAAATAGCGTTATATGCAGCGCAGCAGAGGGCAATTAAAGGCAATCCATTACTAGGTGAGGCTCAAGGTACTGTCAGTAATTTAATGACTACACAAAGCCCATACGAAGGCGATTACTCTAGTTTAGGAGGTAGGGCTAGTGACTATCGCTCTAAGTTTGACACTTTAGCAGGTCAAAAAAGTGGATATGGTTCTGTATTTGACCAGATTGGTCAGTCTGCTAGTCCGTATCAACAGCAATTCTCTAACTTAGCTCAAAACGCTTACGTTGATCCTAATCAAGCCTTTTATGAGCAAATGCGTGGCGGGGCAATGCAGAATGAGGCATTGGCTGGTACTCGCGCAACATCACAAGGTGCTTACCTTGGTGGTAGTCCATATCTTCAGGGCGCATTAAGCCAGGCTAATCGTTTATCTGCTGAATCATTACAAGAAGGTATCCGTGGTCTGCAAAGCAAAACATCAATGGCAGGTCGTTATGGTTCTGGTGCAGAGCAACAATTAGCTGGCAAGATGACTGATGCTGCGGCTAGGGCTTTGGCTGAACAGAATCAACAAGCATACCTGCAAAACTATCAACAAGAGCGTGGGCTACAAGAGCAAGCATTGCAGTCGCTTGGTGGTCTGTCGCAACAAAGTTTTGCCAATCAGCTCACAGGCGCTCAAGGTCTTGGTACTGCGGCACAGCAAGCCTATGCTAATCAAATGGCGGCTACACAAGCAGCTCAAGGTGTTTACGGCTCTGATCTTGCTAATCGTATGGCTGCTGCACAAGCAGGTCAAAATGTTTATCAGCAAGACTACGCTAACCAAATGGGTGCTACCCAAGCAGGTCAAGGTGTTTATCAGCAAGATTATGCTAATCAAATGGCTGCACTAGCTGGCGCTCAAGGCGCAAGAGGTGAAGATATAGCTACACGTATGGCTGCTGCTGGTATGGCTCCTGGCCTTGCTGCTGCTGACTACGCTGATCTTGATAGGTTGCTTGCTGCTGGTCAAGTTCGTGAGGGCTATACGGCGGCTCAACAAGCTGCTGATAAGGCTCGTTACGACTACACAGCACAGTTACCGTATCAAACGCTGCAAAACTACGGTGCGTTTATCACTGGCTTGCCGCGTGGTGGTATTACTCAAGAATACGTTGCGCCTCAAACAGAAGCTGAAAAAGCAGCCGCTGCCGCTAGAAATACAACAGGCGGTATGGGTTATCAAAGTTATATTAGTTAAAGGAATTATTATGGCCGCAGCAGCTATCCCCGCTTTAGCCGGAGCAATGTCAACGGCAGCACCAGCAATAGCAGGTAATGCTTTTCTTGCTTCACTCGCAGGTGGCGCAGCAACTGGAACTTTACTTGCTCCTGCTGCTGCTGCCGCTATTCCAACGGCTGCTGCTGCCGCTATTCCAGCGGCTGCGGCTACTTTTGCTCCAGCAGTTGCTTTCCAAACGGCTTCTTCCCTTGCTCCTAGTATTGCTGCTCCAGCATCAGGTATTTTTGCAGCACCAAATTTAGCAGCATTATCAGGAACTCCTGCATATACAGGAATGGGTATGGCTGGCGCTCCGCCTACATTTTCTCAATCTGTGATGAGTGCTGGCAGAAACATTCAGGGTTTAATGAATGAGAATCCTGCATTGACTAACATTGCTAAACAAGCTGGCGGTGCAATGATGCAGCCACCACCACCACCACAAGTATTGCAAGCACCACCAATTCAAAGTGGTCAATTCGCTCCAGTGGACTTTATGAGCTTACTTAGCCAAAAGTCACCACAGATGCAGCGTCGCACTTCATTGTTAGGGTAGATCATGGATTTTCGATATATTGCTGATCAAATAAACCAACAATCTGGTATCCCGCTTGGAACAGGTGTTCGCCAAAGGGGTATGGAAGGCGTAAGTAATGAGCCGTTTGTGTGGTCAAGTACATTGCAGAAATTTGTTCCAAATCCAAATCAATTTGATAGATTATCTCCAGCAGACCAAGCACAATATTTATTTAGTCAAACCAATCAATTTGGTAGTTCCTCATCAGATGCGCCAGTTTCACAAAGAATTACTCCAACTGTTCCATTTGACGTTAATACTGTAAATGTACAAGATATTCAACAAAATAACGCACCTAATGCTTCTGATAATGTAGATTATCAACCAATACAAACAGATAACAGGTCTGATTTACAGCCAAGTTTACTCGCAAAGTTATTTAAACCAGATTTAGCAGCACAATTTCCGAATCAACAAAGTGCGCCTCAAAGTCAACCAAACGCGTCTAGGCAGAATATGGCACAAGATAATTCACCAAGTTTCATGCAAAATATCTTAGGTACTGTTCCTAGTTATTATGGCGGTTTGCTTGGAGCTGAAGAAGCTAAAGCACTGCAAAGCAGAGCAAATACACAAGGCTTGCTAGGTGCTGCTATCGGCTTGCTAGGCGGTATGGGTACGCGTGGCACTACTGCGGCACAAAATATTGCTGGTGCGCTTGGTGGTGGCTTACAAGCCTCACAAGGTGCTATTCAGCAAGGTATAACTAACTACGGTCAACAGCAGCAACTAATGCTGCAACAAAGACAGCAAGCAGGTATTGCTGCAATGAAAATAAAGTATCCTGATCTTGCTGATGAGTTTGATACTAATCCTGCTGGCGCATTTAGAATTATCTCTGAACGTGAGGCTGCTGCCAATAAGCCTACAGTTGTATCTCAAGGTGGAACTTTAGTTGGACGCGATGGTAAAGTTTTGTACACATCTCCCGCTGCTGGTAAGGAACAAACAAAAATACTATCTCTTGATGAAATGAATAGTTTTGGTTTACCAACAAAAGATGGTCAAAAATATCAAATGGATGGTAAAGGCGCAATTAGTTTAATTTCAGGTACTGGCGCAACTAGCAATAAAAAAACTGTCGTAGTTGGAGATTATTTGGTTGACAATGAAACCGGAAAAATAATTTTTAAAGCAGCGTCAGGAAATAAACAAGAATCGTTATATTCAAAGCCAGTTGCAGATGCTAATGGTCGAATGGTGTATATGCCTGTTAAGCCAGGTTATCCTATTCTTGATTTAGAAGGAAAGCCAGTAACAGATTTTGCTGGAGCGATTTCACCAAAACCATTGCCACCAGTAATTCAAAAAGCGGAAGAAGAAGATTTTACGTCTGGAACTGCTGCAATTAACTTGGCTAATGATGCTAATAAATATTTATCTAGTATTACTCAAGGTCAAATTAAATTCGGAAGGTTAGATAAATTAAGCATTGCTGCGCGTAATGTTGCTGGCTCTAATGATCCTGATGTTGTTGCACGTAATGATTTTGAGAGATTTAAAACAACATTAGTTAATGAGTCTTTGCGTTTAAACAAAGGCACTCAAACAGAAGGTGATGCAGTTAGAGCAGCAAAAGAATTAGAAGGAGCTGAATCTGCTGCTGATGCTGGTAAAGCAATTCAAACTCTTAGAGATTTAAATGCTAGACGAGCAAATGATTATCAGTCTGCAATTATTCGCAGACGTAAAAATGCTAAATTTGGTGATCCAGAGGTAAGTTTGGATATTCCTAAATTTCTTCCTTATGTATTTACTGAGGCAGATTATGCGCGTTTACCAAAAGGCTCAGATTATATCGATCCAAAAGGTCTCAGAAAGGTGAAACCATAATGGCTAGTTGGGATAATGATCCTCTTTATGAGGAGCCTGCAAAGGATAATCTACAAGGTTCTGTGTTTAGACCTAAAGTGCCTTATTCTGGTTTGGCTGAGACTGTTCGTGCTTTTGCTCAAGGGCCAACATTTGGTTTTGGTGAGGAAATTGAAGCAGGTATTCGCGCTCCATTTTCTGATAAAAGCTACACAGATATAAGAAATCAATTGCGTGGTCAACAATCGCAATTTAGACAAGACTATCCAAATGTAGCAACTCCTGTTGAATTGACAGGTGCTATGGCTGGCCCAATGGCTGCATATAAAGCTCTTGGTTCTGCTGCTCCTGCGGTTCAGTCTATGGTGACAGGTGAGACTCTTGGAGGCCAGGCTGCGCGTGGTGTAGTAGCTGGTGGTGTTACTGGTGCATTAACTGGCGCTGGTACAGCAGAGCAAGATGTAGCAGGTAAAGCAATTCAAGCAGGAGTTGCTGGTGGTGTATTGGGTGGTACTGTTCCTTTGGTACTCAAGGGTGCAGGAGCAATGGTCAAAAATATATTGACTGCATCTGGAGTAGGTGATCAACCTGCGGCTGCATCTAAAATGATTGCGGCTGCACTAAAAAAACAGGATTTAACTCCTGATGAAGCTGCTGATTTACTTGCTGAATTACAGCGAATTGGTGTGCCGCGTCCTGTCCTGGCTGATATTGGCAAGAATATGCAAGACCTTGCTTATTCTGCGTATGTAGTTCCATCTGGACAAAAAGCTGCTACAGCTAGATTTTTAGAATCACGCATGGTTGACCAGCCCGATGAATTAGTTAAAGGATTGGCAAAAAAAGCAGGTATTGATAAAAATGTTAGCGGATATGAGTACCTTGATGCTTTAGCTAAAAATCAACAAGCAGCAGCAAGCTCTAAGTATCCTTTAGCGTATAGCAAAGCTGTTGATGCAAGAGACTTTAGGAAGTATGTAGATCGACCTGTATTTATTGACGCATATCAAGAAGCTCAAAAACGCGCTGGTGTTTATGGTGAAACATTGCCTGATTTAGAGCAAATACGAAATGCTCAATTTGTTCCTACTGATGTGCTGCATAAGATTAAGATTGGTTTAGATCGTATTGTAGAAGGTCAAACAGATTCTATTACTGGAAAAATGACCGCTTATGGCCGTGATGTTTCTAATGTAAAACGTGAGTTTAATGATTTAATTAAAGACAAAAATCCTATCTATGCAAAAGCTAATGCTGAGTTTGCAGACAATGAGCGTATTCGATCAGCATTTGAAACAGGCCAAAAATATCAAAAACTTGATACTAAGGAAGCATTAGATAAGCTAAAGAAAATGAATGACTCAGAAAAAGAGGCATTTAGACTTGGGATGATGGCAGACGTAAACTATCGTCTTGATAATTTTAAGGGTGGTGATTTTTCTCGCCAGATATTTAAAAGCGACAAACAAAAATCATTGCTTCGTTATGCTTTCACAGATCAAAACCAATACAAGCAATTTGCTGCTTATGTTGATGCGCTTGGTGAGCAATCTAAAACATCTAAGTCTCTTATGGGCAACTCGCTAACTGGTGAGAGACTTGCTACAAGTCAAGCTACGTCAGATTTAGGTCAGATTGCACAAAGTGCTGTTACAGGTGGATTAGCTGGTGCTGCTATGGCAACAGGCAGATCATTGCTTGCTCGAACTAGAGGCATAAGTAGCGAGACATCTGCTGAATTGCAAAAACGTCTATTTGCTGTTGATCCTATTGAGCAAAAAACTATTTTGGAAGAATTAAAACGTAGAACGCAAAGTAAGCAAGTCGGTGTGGTTCCTGGCGCTGCTGCCACTGGCATGATTACTGGATTACTTGGGGATTAATTATGGCAAAGACAAAGATTAGTGAATTCGACACAAACCCTGCGCTAAATACTGATATTGACAGTATTAACATCGCGGAAGGTTGCGCTCCTAGCGGCATTAATAACGCTATCCGTGAGCTGATGTCGCAACTCAAGAATCAGCAGTCAGGTACAGATGGAGATAACTTTACTGTTGGCGGTAATCTTGTTGCCACTGGCACATTAACGGCAGATGGGCTTCTTTATCCAGCAACAGATGGAACGTCTGGTCAATTTCTTAAAACAAATGGCACTGGTACACTGAGTTTTTCTGGTGATTTGTCATCTTGCACTGCTGATGGAACTAATAAGGTTGGCTATAGGAATATTCCATTATCAGGCATTAAAACATCTACATATAATCCTGTAGTTGGTGATGTTGGTAAATTTATTGAGCTTGGAACTGGTGGATCAGTAACAATTAATTCTGGTGTTTTTAGTGCTGGTGATGTATTTATGATTATCAATAATACATCGGCAACTATCACTTGTACCTGTTCTGCAATTACTACTGTATATAAAGCTGGAACTGACGCGGATGTAAGTACATTTGGAATTACTACGCGAGGAATAGCTACTGTTTTATTTGTAACTGCAACTGTTGCAATAATCTCAGGGACAATTGTATGAGTGGCATCATTCTTGGCATTAGTTCAGTTTATAGATCGTTTATTGATGCGTCTGCTACTGGCGCTACAGTAGTTACGGCTGGCGATTATAAGACTGCTACTTTTACAAGTTCAGGAAGTTTTACAGTTACTCCGTTTTCAGATGGCTCAATTAGCTCATCCGGTATTCAATACACTGTAGTTGCTGGTGGCGGCGGTGGTGGTAGAGGTTTTGGTGTAACAAATAATACTGGCGGTGGTGGTGGCGGTGGAATGATAACGTCATCTTCTGCATCTATCATCCCAGGAACATATACAGTTACTGTTGGCGCTGGTGGTGCTGGTGTTTCCTCAAGCGGAACAGAAGATTATGGCTACAATGGTCAAGATTCAAGTATTGGCACGTTATATGTAGCATCTGGCGGTGGTGGTGGTGGTGGATACATTGTATATCCTCAACCTGGAAGATCAGGAGGCTCTGGCGGTGGTGGTGCAAGCGCACAAGCTGGTGGAGCAGGAATATCAGGTCAAGGTCAAAATGGTGGCGCTGGTTCTTCATCTAGCCCTAATTTTGCGGCTGGCGGTGGTGGTGGTAAAGCTAATCAAGGTAGCAGTGCAGTATCTAGTGACGTTGCTGGCGGCGGTGGTGATGGCGCGGCAGATACAATTTCTGGATCAACGTATGCTGGCGGTGGTGGTGGTAGCGGTCAAACTTCTGGCGCTGGTGGTAGCGGTGGTGGTGGCGCAGGTGCTAATTTAGCTAATGCGACATCTGGAACTGCAAACCTTGGTGGTGGTGGCGGTGGAACTACTGGATCATTTAATGCTGGATCAGGTGGGTCTGGAATTGTAATTATTAAATGGAAGTTTCAATAATGTCAGACATCAATCCACAAGAATTCGGTGCATTACAGGCAGATGTTAAGACATTAACTTCTGAGATACATTTACTCCGCAAAGAGATGGCTGATGTAACTGCTATGCTTAACCAAGGTAAAGGTGGTCTATATACAATCATCTTTGCTGCTGGCGCACTTGGCTCCGTTATTACTTTAAGCGTTAAAAAAATATTCGGAGATTAAATGGATCCGTTAACTATCGGCGCAGCGGTTGCTATCGCTAAGACTGCTGTAGCCGGAGTTAAAGAGCTAATATCATTAGGTCACGAAATTCAAGACTGCTATCACGATATAGCAACATTCTTCGATAAGCAAACAGAAGTAGAGCTTGCTGTCATCGAGCAAAAGAAGCAGAAACTCCAAGCTACTAAAGATGGCAAGCCACAACGTAGCGCTACCGCAGAGGCGTTAGAAGCTACCTTTGCACATAGAGAGATGATCCGGCTAGAAAAAGAGCTTAAAGAGGCTCTAATCTACGGCAGCCAGGAATCAGGTCTATACGACGAGATGTGTCATCGTCGAGATGCAATTATCCTAGAACGAAAACAAGAGATCGAAGATGCTGAACGCGAGGAGCGTATGCGTCTGGCTGAAATACGTCGCAAGAAAGAGCAAAAAATACAGAATATTCAGGAATGGTTAGCTGTAGTGCTAGGCGTTTCTATTAGTAGTTTCGTAATGTATGCAATATGGTGGATGTTTAAAAATGGGGGTAAAGACTAATGATGACCTTAATTACTACGCTAATCTCTTTCTTATCTGGTGGCTTGCCTAAACTCTTGGATTTCTTTCAGGATAAGCAAGATAAGAAGCATGAGTTAGCACTTGCTCAATTGCAGATGGCGCAGCAGCTAGAGATGGCTAATAAGGGTTTTGAGGCTCAAGCGCACATTGAAGATATTAAGACAGAGCAGATAGGCATCCAGACGCAAGCAGATGAACGTATAGCGTTGTATTCTCACGACATTGAGATTGGTAAGGGTGCATCGCAATGGGTTGTTAATGCTCGCGCTATGGTCAGGCCAACAATTACGTATGGACTATTCCTGCTACTCGTTGCCATTGATATTGCTGGTGTCTGGTATGCCTGGACACAAGACGCTCCATTTAAAGAGATGATGGCGCTAGTTTGGGATGACGACACGCAAACTATTTGGGCTTCTGTTATAAGTTTCTGGTTCGGCACACAGGCGTTTAGCAAGAAATGAAAGTAAGCGACAAGGCACTTAAAACCATAATCCACCATGAGGGGGTAAGGTATAAGCCTTATCTCTGTCCTGCTGGATTGTGGACTGTTGGTGTAGGCCATGTTTTATATCCCAAACAGGGACTATTACCAGTGGCAGAGAGAGGCTCTATAGGGCTGCGTGTTGAGGACTTTAGACAATTTACGAAGGATGAGGTAGATGCGATTCTTAAGGCAGACTTGCAGCGTTTTGAGCGAGGTGTATTACGTTATTGCCCTAATTCTCTTACTCAAGGGCAATTCGATGCTCTCGTCAGTTTTAGCTTTAATGTAGGGCTAGGTACTTTACAGCGTAGTACGTTGCGCCAAAAACACAACCGTGGTGACTTTGAGGGAGCTGGTAGTGAATTCATGAAATATACACGTGGCGGTGGTAAGGTTCTCAAGGGTTTAGTTAATCGTCGTAAAGATGAAAGAGCAATGTATGGTTACTAAGAAAATACCGCAAGACTGTATGCCGATGTGTCAATCATGCGCTTTCTTTGATCGTGAGAAGAACGATGAAGTTGGTCTATGCAGACGTTATCCTCCATCGATGTTCTTTCTTGGTGACGATGATTTCGAGAGTTTATTTCCGATTACTGGGATTAACGAATGGTGCGGTGAATTTAAAAGGCAGGTGTCATAATGACTCACCACGTAACAGATGAGGAGTTTATAGCGGCATGGAACTCATGCGGCTCAGTTACTAAGGTAGCTGATATTCTAGGCATTAACCACAGATTTGTTAATCGCAAGCGTAGAGACATCGAAAAGCGGCAAGGTGTCCAGTTGCTTGCCACTGCTAAAAACAGCCCTGATTTCAATGTAACTTTGCCAGCTAACGGAGTTCGAGTTAATGTTGGATTGGAATCAGGTGTTGTTATCGTTGGCTCAGATGCTCACTACTGGCCTGGAATCATCTCCACAGCTCACAGGGCCTTTGTGGTGGCTGTTAAAGAGCTAAGCCCTAAGATGGTCATTATGAACGGTGATGCGTTTGACGGGGCTAATATCTCTCGTCATCCGCGTACAGGTTGGGAAGCCAGACCTAGCGTTAAGCAAGAGCTAGAGGCTTGCAGGGATCGTATCTGTGAGATTGAGGACGCTGCTGGCAATGCAAAACTGCACTGGACTTGGGGCAATCACGACATTCGTTGGAATAGCCGATTATCCTCACAGGCTCCTGAGTTTGAGGGTATCCACGGCATGAACTTGACGGATCACTTCCCGCGCTGGAAGTTCTCAACTTCGGTGATGGTAAATGATCACACTCAGATCAAGCATCGCAACTATAACGGAGTTCACGCTGCTTATAACGCTGTTGTTAAATCTGGCGTGTCTACAGTTAATGGTCATCTACACTCTCTTAAAGTAACGCCTTGGACTGATCTGACAGGTACTCGCTACGGTGTCGATACAGGCTCTCTAGCAGATGTATGGGGCGCTCAATTTGAATACACAGAGGACGGTACTAGAAACCATCGAAGCGGCTTTGTAGTGCTGACATTCTACGAAGGCAAGTTGCTGCCTCCGGAGATGTTAGAAGTCATTGATGAGGATAAAGGTCTTGTGTGCTTTCGAGGACAGGTGATCGCGGTTTAATCCAGCTTGATGTCCAATCAGCCTTAACTGGTTGGAGTTTAGCCCTGCGTTTAGCTAGGAATAAGTCTTTCTTGTCTATATCCTGGTTAAGTCTATTACGTGCTATTTGCGCTCTTTCTTTTGATGTAAGAGGCGCAGGTCTAGCAGCATCGTTATAGTTGCCAATGCAAAACACAGGCACATAGACTTCTTTTATATCTTTTTGTTCTTTTATCCAGCTATCAATATAGACGAGCTTGATCTTGCGTAAATGCTTGATATAACCTTTCATCCACTTATTAGAGATAAAGAACTGCTTTTCTATCTCCGTGTATGTTGATGGTGTCTCAAGAATTTTGAGCAACTTAGCCATTCTTACTTCAGATGGCTTTGTGTTGTATTTCATTTCACTCATCTTTGACGAATACTCCATTGCAATTTAAGAAACCTTTGCGGTCTTTAATTTCTGCATAAGCATCTTGCAAGCAGTGAACGATAGAGATGTCTTTGATCGCGCAGTAGATTATTAGCGTAACCAGCACATCTCCGACACCATCTCTAATCGCTGGCATATCGTCTTTGATCTCAGCGTCGCATAGCTCACCTAGCTCACTCACAGTTTTCATGAGTTGAGTGCTGGCTTCAGCATTGGGAATGATTCCGCGAGCTTCTGCCCATCGGATAACGTCAAGCTCTAGTGATGTCCACATTATTTACATATCCTTTTCTTTGCATCTTTAAAGTTGGACTCGAACATCCATCCGACACACTGTTTGTCAATGTCTGGCGATGTGACTGACGCTACTCCTTCAGTAAATCCGCGATGGTATTCGTGTTGCAGTCTGTTCATGACACCTAACCCAATGCCAGGTATAGACGCAACAACCACAATTAAGATCATTCCCCAACGCATAGCTGCCTAATCTTTTTGATATCAATGCCAAAAGTCTCATGCACTCGCAGGATGATTTCTGCTGACGGGACTATCTTTTTGTTGCGAATCTTTGACAGTGTAGAGATACCGATACCCATATGTAGGGCAATGGCTCGATCATTCTTGAATCCATGATTTTTAATCAAATAGTCTAACAATTCCATTTTTATCCTTTATAAGTAGTGCAGGGTCACCAGTTCGAGAATACATGAAGGAGAATCTGGCCCCTGCTGCCGGTGTTACTCGCCACTACCGGCTAGGCGTGCAAACTCTAAAAAGGGATGTCGTCAATATCTAACGGTTTTTCTTCTACTGTTTTCTTTGCTTCTTTCAGCTTAAATGAGCAGCTCATAAACTTGCCTGATTTACCATCTTTGAGCCAGGCTGATACATAGACTGCGTTACCGTTTAAGTCTTTGCCATCGCCTGAATAGTCAGGATGATTGTCTGATTGCTTTTGCTGATTCTTGAAAAGTGAGAAGCTGCCTGGTTTTGGATCGTATGCCATAAATTTACCTTTATCGTGTGGTGAACTTCTTAATTGCACTGCGCTGCTTGCTATCAAACAAACTCCATAATGCTGTTTTGCTATCTGCATCTAAATCTAATTCGTTAATGAAATCGACTGCACTTTGTACGTCATTCTTTGCTAGAAATCCAATAACCACTACGCCGATGCTGCGTATAGTTTCTTGATCTTCCTCTGACATAGATTGAAACACGTCAACAGTAATCGGTTTAGCTGACACAGGCTCGCTAGAATCGATTGCATCGTGTTCTACTATCTCAAGTGCTGTGACGTATAAGTAACGGCGGCTATAGGTCTCTACTGCGCCTAAATTCTGTATTGGGTGGCAGCCTTTTAGCTGCGCTTCTGCCATTGGGCTAGTAAACGTTACACAACCACCATTCTCAGTATCAATGATCCGCAATGTAGCCAGCTCAGTACCAAACGATACAACTGGACAAAGTTTTAACTCAAAGAAAATTGACTGAATTGCCGGTAGAAAGTCGCCAAGCTCAAAGTATTTATATCCTGCAAACTTATTGTGGCCTGACTTCTTTAGCTCTGTATTCTGCAATTTGATACGCGCTTGTTGCAGTTTTTCGTAGACTAGCCATTGTTGCTGTTCTTCTTGCTCTTGTTGCTGGCGCATGATTATTTACCTTTATTTGAATTTTTTAACGATGACATTATTGAATGTCCGAACTTCCGATAGAGTTTGAATTTCCTTTGCTTTTGCTTGCTCCTTTCTAATACGGTTAAAAGTTTTCTCAAGATCAGTTTTACCTGCTGGCACATACTTGAACCTTGCGTCTAAGATTGATTTAAAGTCATCCATTTATTTTCCTACGTCAACCATGAAACCAAAATATATCCTGAAAACAATATGATAGCAATGACTTTAGGGTGACGTGCAAGCCAATCATCGGTAGCTAAAAGTTTCATTGTTGTTCTTCTTTCATCTTCATAAAGTTAGCAGTTGTATAAGGTACTCCAATCGTTGTTGCTTTGCGCTGAACATCCCACAAGTGATTGATGAACTGGCCTAGATTACGAAACTCAGTGCCTAGCTCCTCATTGATCTGATCTAGAGCTATCTTCATTCCTGCCTCAATTCCTTCAGAGTAAGTCACTTTTCATTCCTCCAAAAAACCATTTATCGAATTTTGCGTTATTAAATGCTTCGCTTGCTGCTTTTGCTTCTAACCAGATCGCGTCTGCCTCATCTTCTTGATATGCTGCCAGGCAAACTAGCAGGTCATCTAATTCTTCAATCATCTCTGTCTCCGTCGTTGGTATGACTGAACTATAGCGACATAAGTTATTCGCTGCAAGAAATACTTTTCTATTGATATTTGTTTACTGATAGAAATAATCAATAACACAAAACTAGAAACTTGTATATTATTTAGCTGTCTACCCGCCTAATTAGGGTTTTTTAAGCGGGGGCAAAATAGCACAAATAGCGTAAATAGCAGTAGCAAGCAGGACTTTTGTCAGTTTTGTCAGTACCTAACTAGCCTCATTTAAGGAATTACAATGAGTTTATGGCGTAAAAGGAGAATAAAAATGCAAGAATTAGCTAGATGTTCAGATTGTGGTTGGATTGGTGACTCAGAAGATGTAGAGACAGGTATTTGCGATATGGTGTTTGCTGATCCTGTTGATATTTGCCCTGAATGTGGAAATCCAGATTGCATAGCACCATACGAGGAGACTAAATAATGGACTTGCCAAAGAAAGACAGCCGTAGATACCAGATTTGTGTTGCTTTTGCTAACTCTGGAATGATGACGTTGCATAGCTTAGTTGAGGAGCATGGCTTGTTTGGTTTTAGAGACAAGCAGCGGCTTTCATCTGAGATGAATTACTTATGCACTACTGGCTGCATTAAAAAGCTCAAAGAGGCTTATATGCCTACCTATGAGCTGCGTCTGGCTATACAGTCGTTTGATAAGCCTGGGCTAGTTAAATCACGAGAGCCAGTACCGTTTAAAGAATTATCTGACAAGTTTATGTTGCCAAAGGTTAGCCCACGGGGTGAGCCACTAAGGGACATTTCATATATCGGTTTAGGAGCAAGCATTGCTGAACACGTCTACCGTTTCTAGTCCTGACTATACGTTTAGGCAAAAGTTCTGCCCAGGCTGTAAACGGGCTAGATCAGAAAAGAACTTTAATGGCGGAGTTCTATGCAAGATTTGCAGACTGCGTAAAGTTAAGCTATAGTAGCTACGTGCTTGGCAGCGCGTAAACGAGTAAGCCTTAGATGGGACTCTGCTGGTTACTCACCAGTCTGCCAACGATCTTATGATCGAGAGTCTCACCTAGGGCTTTTTTTATTGGAAAAGCTATGCACTACTATCAATTTAATATTGGAGATTATGCTAGTCACACTAGGCATTTAACCATTGTCGAAGATGCAATTTATAGGCGATTGCTTGATGCTTATTACCTGCATGAACATCCGTTGAACGCCTGTACAACGTCTGTTGCACGTCAGATCAACGCGAGAGAGTACGAGTCAGAAATTCAAACTATTTTGGAGGAATTTTTTGCATTAACGGAAGATGGTTGGGTCAATTTTCGTGCAGATAAAGAGATAAAACACTTCCATTCCAAGATAGAACAGGCTCAAAAGGCAGGCAGAGCCTCAGCTGTAGCAAGATTGAACAGACGTTCAACATTCGTACCAACGGATGTTCAACCAAACATAAAACAAGAAACAATAAACAATAAACATAGTATTAGCAAACCAGACGATGTAATCCTTTCAGTTTGGACTGACTTTGTAGCTCATCGAAAACTAAAGAAAGCAACTATTACCGAAACGGTAATTAATTCAATTCGCAAAGAAGCTAAAAAAGCTGGCATACCTTTTGAGGATGCTTTGGCTGAAACTTGCGCTAGAGGTTGGCAAGGCTTTAAGGCTGAGTGGTATAAAAAGCAAGAACCTGCAAAACCAGTATCAAAACTTAAATACTGGGAAAAAGGTTATCAGCCATGAAAGGCCATGTAGAACTACTCAAGTTGCGTATAGAAGGTTTTAAACCAAGAGGCTTGTGGGTGTGCTACGGACATGATCCACTAAAGGGCTGGAATACTTGGTCTAAGGCTGGCGATACATTGGCATTTCCTGAAATTGAGATATTGCCGATAGAAAATATCAATCAACTAGACTTGCGGTTTGCTGTAGGATTAACTGTACACATTTCAAGTAATGAACCCCTTGCAAAACTAAAGAAAATTCATAACGCTTTTGTTTTTGCCAAGGCTAAATCGGTTTTCGTATCCACTAAAAAATGCTTAATCTTACCTTCAGGGAGCGTATTAGATGACTATGTTCCTGCGTGAAGATATTGATTTCTCAGCGTATCTGCGAGCTACCGATCTCAAGCAAAACGTCAAGGACGTATCGACATGGGTTGATGAGCTTACAGACAATCTTGAAAATCCTGTTATCGAAAAATCTACTCCTATGGAATGGGAGTGTACAAAGAACTTTGCATTTAGACCTGGTGAGGTAACTGTTTGGGCAGGTTCCAATGGTGGCGGTAAGTCTTTGCTGACAGGCCAGATTGCACTAGGTTTAGTCAAGCGCGGCGAGAAAGTATGCGTTGCTAGCTTTGAGATGAAACCCAAAGTATCGATTAAACGGCTTATAAGGCAGTTTGCAGGCGAAAACGTCGAGCAGTTGGCATCCACACATGGACTGCCCTACAAACGCGCCTTGTATGACCGTTTTAAGGCTTTTGGTACTGGCAATATTTGGTTCTATGACCAACAGGGTACGGTGACAGCAGATCAGGTTATCTCGATGGCAAGATATTGCGCTGTTGAGTTAGGTGTAACTCATGTGTTTATTGATAGCTTGATGAAGTGCGTTGCTGGCGAGGATGACTACAACGGTCAAAAGCGCTTTGTTGATGAGATCACTGCATTGGCTAGAGATCACAATATCCATGTACATCTTGTCCACCATATTCGAAAATTGCAGTCTGACGAGTTGATGCCGAACAAAAATGATTTGCGCGGCAGTAGCTCTATCACGGATCAGGTTGACAATGTGTTTATCGTCTGGCGCAATAAGAAAAAAGAGAACGAAGTCAATAAAGGTATGGAGACAGATATGTCTGCGCCTGACATGATTTTAATGAACGAAAAGCAGCGAAACGGAGAGTCTACTGAGTGGTATCACATGTGGTTCCATTGGGAAAGTAGCCAGTTTATTGAGAAATGGCAGGGCTTTCCTAGTGACTTTGACAATAAAGGACGGTTTAGAGGTGCATGAGTTTTTTGAAGAAGAACGGCATAGGTGTGAAGTCAGGCAGGTTATCAAGTGGCGAGTGCAAGACAGAAACAAAGCAATGGAGTACCTGCAAGCTGTAGCAAGCAAAAGAGGCCAGGAATCAGCGGACAGGTTAAGGAAGGATTCTGCTGACCAATGGGAACGTAAAAACCGAGGATTGGAGGGAGATTGGAAATGATGACGCGGGATGAAACTAACCACGTTTTATTCATATTGGAAAAAATTGCAGAAGGTTGTACACAAGTTATAGAAGAAAAAGACGTAATTGAAAATGAAAAAATTATTGCCAAACTTATATTGGATGATCTTAAAATTCCAATAAAAATATTACATACAGGATTACATCGTGGTTTTATAAAACAAGAGTCAAAAAAAATTTAAAGGAGATTAAAAATGAAACACAATGAGTTAGAAAATAGGGCATTAATAACATTAGTTGAATCACTTGATAAACAAATTGATAGATTAGAAATTATGAATGAAAAACAATTTGATAATATTAGTATATTAGTGGATTATATTTTTAAAACTCAAGGAATGGATAATCTTTATAACGTAGCAAAAGAAATTGATGAAAAAAATGGTAATGATGATTTTCAAACTTTTATTGCAGTATCTGTTCCTTTTTAATGAAAAAGAATGGAAATAAATCTATCTTCTACTGACATTATTTTAGCTGCTCATTATGCTGGAACAATTGAGGATGCTAAAAATATAAATTCAGTTAAAAATAATGGCAAATATAAAATGAATGGTTTTGCTGCTCATTATATTGGGATGCTTGGAGAGGTAGCCATTTGCAAGTATTTAAACATTAATGTGCAAAGCAATATTACATTTGGTGGCGATGGTGGTGTTGATTTGATATATAAAAATCAGACTATCCAATTAAAAACAAGAGCCGGTGATAATCCAGAACCACGATATATTATTTTTGATAATCTTGATGAGTTTAAAACAGACTGGGCTATTTTATGTTCATTAAAATCTGCCACAGAAATTAAAATACATGGATTCACAAGCAAAGAAAGATTTACTTTAAAGCATATAAATAAGAATTTTAGTTATGGCGATAGAGTTTGTTTGGATGAAAAGTATTTAACTGATATTTCAAAGTTTAACGAGGCTACAGAATGGTATCTAAAAAATGAGAGCTGCTAGAGTTGACGTAAATCAAAAGCATATTGTCAATTGCTTGCGTAAAGAGGGTTTTACTGTTCAGCACTTGCACCACGTCGGTGAAGGTTGTCCAGACATTTTAGTAGGCCACAAAGGACTCAATATACTTTTGGAGATCAAGGACGGTAGAAAACCTGAGTCGGAGCGCAAACTTACAGCGCAGCAGATAATCTTTCACAAGATGTGGAAAGGCCAGGTTGAGGTGGTTATTAGTCCAGAGCAAGCAATTCTAGCTGTCTTGGCGCATACCAATGGCAAATAACAAAAAACCAAGAAAGCGGCATATTCCTCGCAGAAACATCTTGCCAATGACGATCCGACACAATGCACAAAGTGAGCAAACATTGCAGTTAGTACCGCATACCGAACTAATGAAGTTTCGTGAGGGTGTAGGTGACGAGATAGGCTGGAATACCATCACAGCTCGATTAAACGTCGGGTTAGTGGCTGCATACCAAGCTGACTTTGATCCTGAGTATTACTTGCTAATGGATAGTTTAAAAGCAATTGTTAATGTGCGAGAGCGATTTTTAAATACTGGCAGGTGGGGATTATCTGGTGACGATCTTAAAAGCATTGGCGATGGTTTAGTTACTACTGATAATCTACAGCTATCAATAACAAGAAAGCAATTATCAAAAGCTATTGACTACGTATTTAAAAACGCAGGAGCTTTAGACGATGTTTCTAACGTATACGTGCAAATATGATAAATCCTAATGAAGCAATAGATTACATAATCAAGCACTCACAGGCTTATGCTAAAGCTAAAGCTCAAGTTACTTATTTGACTGAGTATCGCAAGACTAAGAAAGCTATTTGTTTTCAATCAAGCCTAAGATCAACAATGGCAGAGAAAGAAGCAGATGCTTATGCTCATCCAGAGTACCAGGCTGTACTTGAAGGTCTTAGGGAGGCTGTAGAGGAGGCTGAGAGGCTTCGCTGGATGCTCATAGCAGCACAGGCTAGGGTTGATGTCTGGAGATCGTATGAGGCTTCTAATCGCAGCATAGATAAAAGAACACAATGAAAAATCCATTTGTAATTGATGAGCCAACAGTAATTTCATTTTCAGGTGGAAGAACATCTGGCTATATGCTTTGGCGTGTACTTGAGGCGAATGGTGGGACGTTACCAGAACAAGCAATTGTTTGTTTTGCTAATACAGGAAAGGAAGAAGAATCGACGCTACAATTTGTAAAAGATTGCGAGGAACAATGGAGCGTAAAAATTCATTGGGTTGAGTTTCGTGATGATGATAATAAATTTGCAGAAGTCACTTTTGATACTGCAAGCAGAAATGGGGAGCCATTTGAGCAATTAATTATTAAAAAAAAATATTTGCCTAATCCTGTGACTAGGTTTTGTACGATTGAATTAAAAATAAGAGCAATACATAAGTTTCTTAAAAGCAAAGGTTGGAAACATAATGAAAATATGGATTGGGTTGGCATAAGGGCAGATGAGCCAAGAAGGGCAGCAAAGATAGATCGGAGCAGGTTGCCACTTGTAGCTGCTGGTATTACATCAAAAGATGTTGGTAATTTTTGGCTTAATCAAAGTTTTGACTTACAGTTGCCAAATATCAATGGGAAAACAATGCATGGAAACTGCGACTTATGTTTCCTGAAGGGTAGATCACAAACATTAAGCCTGATTGCGGAAAAGCCAGATCGCGCTGTCTGGTGGGCAAAGATGGAAACTTTAGTGCAAACAAGCAATAAATCTTACGGTCAAGGCGCTAGGTTTAGAAAAGATAGGCCAAGCTACGCAGATATGCACAAATATATCAATGAGCAAGATGATATGTTTGATGATTCAATTTCATGTTTTTGTGGTGATTAAATAAAGGAAACAATGGATAAGAACGTGCAAGCAGTCAGGCAAAAACTGGCAGATCGAGCTGAGTTCGGCATGATGAAATATGGTGTCAGCACAGAGAGAACGGACTTGTCTGCAAAGCAATGGCTTATCCACGCACAAGAGGAAGCAATGGACTTAGCTGTATACCTGCAAAGACTTATAGACGATATTGATGACTAAGGACGAAAAGAAATATCTATCGAAATTGGTAGACATTGGTTGTATAATTTGCTATAGGAACGGCTATCCTCAGACACCAGCAGAAGTGCATCATGTTCGGGGATTAGGGCTAGGTATGGGTGTCAGAAGTGGGCATTACGACACTATTCCGCTTTGCCCAAGCCACCACAGAGGTAATGATGGGTATCACGGCATGGGTCGCAAAGCCTTTGAACGGAAGTACCAGATAACTGAGATTGACTTACTTGTACAAGTTAAGGGGCTGCTGAATGAAAAAGACGAAAGCTGAAAAGAAGGTCAGTAAGGTGATGACTGAGTTTAAGGGTGGAACATTGCACTCAGGCAAAGGTGGCCCAGTAGTAAAGAATCCTAAGCAAGCTATCGCAATTGCATTATCAGAGGCAAAAATTGCCAAGAAAGGGAAGAAAAAATGAAGGGTTTAAAAAGCTGCGGTAAATGCAAAGGCGGTGAGTGCAAGGGCGGTAAGGGTTGCATGAGAGAAGAAAAAGAAGAAAGCATGGAATATTCCAATAAAAATGGCAAAAAAGGCATGACTGTAGCAATTATGCTGGCTATGCCTAAACGTGGTCAGCGCACTGCTACTAACAAGGCGAAGAAGAAATGAAGCCCGGACTTTACGCAAACATTAACGCAAAACGCAAGCGTATCGCTGAAGGATCAGGCGAAAAGATGCGTAAGGTAGGCGCTAAAGGCGCTCCGACCAAGGCTGATTTTAAAGAATCGGCTAAGACTGCAAAGAAAAAGAAATGATTAAGCGTGGCAAAGAGGAGTTTGCTGGCTATAACAAACCTAAAAAGACACCTAATCATCCTACTAAAAGCCACGTTGTATTGGCTAAAGAGGGTGACGAGGTTAAGTTGATTAGGTTTGGTCAGCAGGGTGCTACAGGTAGCCCTGACGGTTCAAAGCGTAATGAGGCATTTAAGGCTCGTCATGCCAAGAACATAGAAAAGGGCAAGATGTCTGCTGCATTTTGGGCTAACAAAGTTAAGTGGTGAGATACACGTATGGCCTTGAGAACATCAAGGTAAGAGATTGGGGCGAGGGCGCTGATGTAAAAATTGGCTCATTTTGCTCTATTGCTGATAATGTAACTATATTTATTGGTGGAAACCATAGAACTGATTGGGTAACAACTTATCCATTTGGTCACATTAATCAAGACGTATTCCCGCATCATGGAGATGGACACCCAGTAACTAAGGGTGATGTAGTTATTGGCAATGATGTATGGTTAGGATCAGGCTGTACGATAATGTCTGGCGTTACTATTGGTGATGGTGCGGTAGTTTCAGCTAGTTCGATGGTTGTAAAGGATGTTCCTCCGTATGCTATTGTTGGTGGCAATCCAGCAAAGGTACTGAAATATCGGTTTACTGAAAATCAGATAAAGAGATTGATTGATAAGCCGTGGTGGGAGCTACCAGATAGCCGTATAAACGATTTAATCCCACTTTTATGCTCTGATAATGTCGAGGATTTAATTGCTGCCAAAAACTCTTAATTTAGGTTCTGGTAAGGATTGGAAAGATTCCTACTTTAACGCAGACATATTGCTTAGAGTCAATCCTGATTGGTGGGTAGATATATCTAAGGTTGAATTTGGTCAAGTCATTGATTCACCAAGATTCGGCAAAGTAAAGATTGAGAAAGGTATGTTTGAGACAATCGTCGCAAATGACGTGTTAGAGCATATACCTGACTTAGTTAAAGCGATGTCAAACTGCAAAGATTTATTAGCAGATAAAGGTGAGTTTCATATTCATGTTCCCTACGAGTTATCTCTAGGAGCCTGGCAAGACCCTACTCATGTTCGAGCTTTTAACGAGAATAGTTGGCTGTACTATACGGATTGGCATTGGTATTTAGGTTGGGAAGATCGGTTTAATTTGAAATCATTAGAGTTTCAGTTGTCTGAATTTGGTCAGGAACTAATGGATAAAAATATTCCTATTGATGAGGAAGTTTTACGTATTCCACGGGCAATTGATTCTATGAAGGTGGTTTTGTGCAAGCAATCGTGATCTGTAGTACAGGGAATATAGGGCTGGCGGTATTGCTGACTTCATTAGAGGTTTATGCGCCACAGATACCTATTTATCTTAGCTGCAATGCAACAAAGAAGTATGGCAAGCACATAAAGGTACTACCGAACATGGAGTCTAACTTCGGTGATGCCTACAATGTAGCTACAGACTATGCGTTTAAGGATGGCTACGATTCAGTTATCCTGGCTAATGATGACGTAGTGCTAACACCTAGCACAGTCAATAGGATGTCGGTAGATTGGGCATTGCTAGAGAACGCTGACTACAAACTAGGTTTCTTAGGTGCTAGATCAGACTTTGTATTGCCGGAACAGAATATACGTTTTCCTATCGTTGATGACGATATAGTAGGACTACGCTATCGCAGTGAGAACTTAATAAAGAAAGCCAATACCATTGCGCCAATATTCGCAGCGGTATCAAAGGAAGCCTGGCAAGTAGCTAAGTTTCCAAGCGTAAACTGGTATTCTGATAACATTATCTGCGATGACATGACTAAGGCTGGATTCACTCACTGGGTAAGCAGAGGATATGTGCATCACGCAGGAAGTCAGACAGTAGGTAATGACTTTGCTAAATGTCATGAGGATAGTAGGGCATGGATACGGCAGAATAGGCCGGATGTATACGATACGTATTATTAAGCATGACACCTGAAAGGTAATGCAAAAATGGAAACAGAAATCACCAAAGTGCAGGAAGATGCACGAATAGCTAATCTTACTAACATGGGTAAGGGTAGGACTAAGGGAGTACCTAACAAGAGTACGCAGATAGTTAGGGAAGCCATTGCTAATCTACTAGAGCGTAATGCTCCAAACATGGACAGATGGCTCAATGAAGTAGCGCAAGAAGACCCGTATAAGGCACTAGACTTGATGAACAAGCTCAGTGAGTACCATATACCTAAACTGGCTAGGACAGAGGTAACAGGCGCAGACGGTGGAGCGCAACAACACGTAT